CAACGTTTATCGTTGCCATCAATTGTCCTCTCTACTGAGATCTGCTACCATATTGAATAACTTTCTTACCCGCATTGAAAGATCCCTTCTATGCTTCTTCTTCACACCGAAGTAGTCTTTCATGGCTAAATCTAAAAACTTTCCATCTATACTAATTGCTCCGCCCATTCCCACCAGTATCTGATCGCTACAATAGTTGTAGAGTATAAAAACTGGTATATTATATTGGTGTATTTGTGGCCTACATGTTTGGCAGGGGGTGAACTCCTCACCCCCATAAGTCTCGGTACAAACTTTACAGTCTGCCCTGGATATCCAAAATGCAAGCCGTTCTAGTTTCCCTCAGCTACCTTATTCTCGGCGGCAACTTCCTCGACAAACTTATCGTGTTCATCAGCAACCCACTTAAGGAACCGAACCATTTTTCCGTCGATTTCGATGCCGAAACTACCAGCCTTAACAAGGTTAGAGTTGTTAAACTTCAACTCATTGCCCTGGGCATCGTACATGTTTCCCCAACCCTTGAGACAGGCGCTGGCCACACCGTTATCGCGATTGTAGGGGTTAACTACCACCCCGTTGTTGACAATATCAATGGTGGACGTATCGGATTCAATTTTGGCCCGTTCATCAATGGAAAGAAGGCGAATGTTAACGTATCCGCCATCGGGGTCATTTGGAACTTTAATTGTCTTTGTTTTTTCGATCGAAAGACGCATAGTATTTCTCCTGTGGTTTTTTGGTATTCCCCTATCACCCTTTGCCAACCACCACAGGAGGCAACCGGGATCAAGGGGAATCTTTAAATGTTAGTAACTATTAATAGTCGCTAACAACAAACGGGGTTGCGGCATGGATAGCGGTATCTGCGGCACCGGACCAATCAGCACTCATGGTAGCCACTCCGCCAACGGCATCGGCAAACACGATGGAACCGGTCGCAAGGGTTTCAACCTTAGCATAAACAGGGGCACTGAGGTTGGGTACGTTGTCCAGAATTACTGTATCTCCTTCCTCGACACCCTTTGCAATAAAGTCGCTATCAGAGGAAGTGAGAGTACGAGTGGCGGCCACATAAGAAAGGCTTGCACCGGTCTTGTGGGCAACGAACAAACAGAACGGGCCACCCGGCATGTACTCCAGGGAGCCCTGGTAAAGGGCACTGGGACTGTCCGCTTTCGGGTCGCCAACGGTACCGACATAAAGACCGGAAGCGGGATCACTTATCAAATCGGGGGCCGAAAAATCCTCACCCTGTTTAACATAGAGCCGGATATCAGCGATTTTATCGCCATTGGCAGCTGCCGACCGGAAAAATTCCAGGGTCTTCTCAGCCGGGATAAAGTTATAGTTAACAGAGGCTTTCTCGTATTTACCGCCGGAAGGAACATCCAGGGCAACGCGCCGACCCATCTCGGCAACTTCAACAGTGTTCATGGTGAAACCGAGACAAAGCCCCATTCCCTGCAGTCCACGAAGAGTTTTTTCATCAGCAGTTGCAGGGTGCAAAACTACTGCGGAGTTTTGCGCTACAACGAAATTGACTTGATCTACCTTAATAGCCATATCGAATTACCTCCTAACCCGCATCGGTGTATTCAAACATCATGGGGATTACAAGATTGTATTGATAGAAAATGGAGTCGTCCTCAAGAGCCCCTACAGGGATCAATTCAGCTTCACCATCATTAAAAGTTATTCCGGGTATTGTATCCGAACCCTTTAAAATTGCGCAAAGTTGGGAAGCTACGGTTCTTATTTTAGTCGTGCCGGTTCCACGATGAACCATGATCACAGCCGTAATCAAACCGCGAACCAATCTACTACTGCTTCCCATGTAAATTGGTTCAGATGATGCATCAGAGATTACCAGTTTGACGTGTTCGGAGTCTTCAGGGTCAATAAAAGTATTTTCGGCCTCAACCGGAAGAGTGGAAAAGGTTTCCTCTACCTTGTTTTCAATCAACCTTCTGATTTCCGTGTAATCTATCATACCGGTATCCTCATTTCCGCTTCAAAAGCCGCTTCCGCTTTTTGTATCATGTTTTTAGGTGTTCTTGAACCTCGTCCCGCCCCGTCATTTACATAACTGGCGTATTCGACATTATTGTATAAGTAGACCCTGCTATTCCTACTGGCCCTGAATCTAAAATTTGGGGCTGAAGGATATTTTTTTACTCCAGGTCTAGGTACGTACGAACCCCTTCTGGTTGAAGAAAGTTTCCATCCGGCTCTAAGATTTCCAGTTCTAACCGGTGTGGCACCAACGGCGGCTCTCCAGGCGGCAATAGAAGCCCTTGTCACCTTTTTGCTGACATCGGAAACCTTTTCATCAAGTTCCCTTTTTATCTGCTGAGAGAATCCTATTCCCGCCATTACATCAATCCAAATTCAAACAAAATATTAGTTGCGTCAAACGCCTTTGCGCAGATCTTCATGGTACTACCATCAGCAAATTGCACGGAGCTTCCTATTTTAACCACATCTTCATAATTAAAATAATGGCCCGACACGGCCAAAATAGCAGATGCCTTAAGAAAATCTTCCTTCTTAAAGTATGCTTTGGAAACTCCATACATGCACCGGGGTACCTCCACACTGTCATCAGGATTGGAACTAACAGTTACCAAACCACTTTCAGAGCTGTATGACTTATCACCGTAGTGAATAGTACACATGAGATTATCAGCAAATTCGTCGGTCAATTCAACGGCCAACTCCTTCATATCATCTGAAAATGACATATTATACCCTCGTCAATTCCTGGCCTCGTGATTCAGTAAATCCAGTTAAAGTCATCAAGGCATCCGGGTAGCTTAAAACTCCACCAACGCCGGAGGAAACGTTGCCGTAGCCATATTCAACTTCTTTAGCCATGACTGACAACTTTTTATATTCCCGCTTGATTAACCTTTCTGGGGTATCAGATACGCTACCAAACAGCTTCCCAAGATAGGAGGCATAAGCATATTGGGAAATGGCCTCTTTGGTGTCGTCCTCCAAATCGGTCCAGTCCACATCAACTTTATACCACCGCGATTGGGTATAGGCGGAGGCTTTTTTGATGTGAATATCTTTAACAGTATCATCAAGCAAAGACCAGTCGGTAAACTCCACCAAAAACCCGTTGGCCTCTTCTTTTGTTATAAGAATATCCATTATTTAATCCCCAATTTGGCCCTGGCCTCTTTCATTGACATGCCGCGATGCAGGAGATTGCACAACTGCAAATCGGCGTTTTCGGGGGTCTTCTTTGCCGCTTTTTCTGCTGCCGCTTTTTCCTCGGCTGCTTTTTCTGCTGCCGCTTTTTCTGCTGCTGTAGCCATACCGATTCCTCCTAACTAAAGGGGGGATTAATCCCCCACGTTATTAACCGTTGGTCTGGAGGAACGCAACACCAATGTTCTTGCGATCCCAAACACGATTCCAGTTGGCTGCGGTTGCCAATTCCGCCAGAGTTGCGGACTGGCCAGCAACGGATGCCGACAAGAAGGAGAAACCAAGCGGATGGATGATGTCCGCACGGCGGGAGTGGATGATATCCTGACCGCCGCCGTTACCTGCGGAAGCTTCGCGCTCCATTTCAGAGGGCTTCATAATGGTACCAGTACCGGCATCGAGAACACCAGGAGCAAATAAAACACTGGTATAGGTAATACGGTTGGTACCGGCAACTGCGGGAAGACCGTCATCGACAACCACCCGATATTTTCCGAACAGCACCGGAATGGAAATCGGAGTAGCCTGGGGCTGAATGAAATCAATGAAACCCTGTTTCTGCAGTTTGGTGTAAACCACGGAATGCATGGCGATAACCGAGAGAGATTCCTTGGCATCGCCAAGAGTCTGTGCGGCATCCAGGACCACAGTCGGGGAAATCAGCTCCGCATCGGTAACTGCATCGGCGGTATCCAGGGCCACAGAAACAAGCATGTCGCCAGAGTCGTTGGCAACGTTATCGGCCAAAATACCCATACAGGACTGGATAACCCGTTTCTGATACTGGGTGGCCCAATAGTGGCCAATTTTACCGGTGATGGCACCAAGAGGATCGCGCATGGAAAGCTCGCGGGTTAGATCCATGGTCGACCAGGACTTGTGCATGGAGGCCAGCCGATAGATCATCTTCCCGGTACCAATTTTGTCGGGAGTGGAGAGATCAGAAGGATCGTCGGTGGTGTAATCCGGCTCACCGGAAACATCCAGCGGGTTGTAAAAAGGTACTTCACCAACGAAACCACCTACAGATGCCAAGGCGGACAATTGGGGACTGGCGGTGACGATGCCGGACTGAATAAAAATGTTTCGTTCAATTGCAGCCTGATCTACTCCGTGCTCAAACGGCTCCGGAACGTAGATATCGGCAAGTTGAGTAGTTGCCATAATTCGTTCTCCTTAAAAGTTATTGGGTAATGGCCTAGCCCTTAGCAATTTGCCCTTAGCAAACTTTTTAGCCGTAAATTTTACGAAGTCGATTATACTCCGCAATATTGGTTTTGGCCAATTTGGCCTGTTCAGTAAGGTTGTAGTGTTCGGATTTTTTATCAAAAAATTTGGCAACCCCCTGAGAATCGCCTCCTTCTTCTCCACCACCACCGCCCCCACCGGTATTTCCATCAATGGTGAATTTTTTGCCAAGATCAGTTTTAACCCAATCGGCAATGAATTCGTCCTGGGGTTTTCCGTCGATCAAAATGGTCCCGTTGTCGTCCATGGCAGCTTTTCCGATAATAGCGTCTACAGCGATATCAAGCATGATCGGATCAATATCAGCGCCAGCAAGACCAGATGAAATCTTGGACCGCTTTTTATGGGAATTGAACTCGGTATCCTTTTCCTTAATTTTTCCCTCAAGGTCCGCGATCTTGGTGTCGGTGGCCGTCTTAAGATCCTCATAGAGTTTCTTATACTCCCCTTTCTCCTTGTCCTGGTTTTCCAACATGGACTTAAGAGTGGAGGAATCTTTGGTCAACTGCTCAATGTCGATTCCATCAAATTTAGCGATGGTGGTCTTGAAACTAGCGATTTGGCCAAGCAGATCGCCATTTTTGTCCTTAAGACCTTTTACCACTGCATCGAGTTCTTCCTGGGTGTAGGTTTTGTCGTCTGCCATATCTTTCCCTCTGTGGTGGTTTATTTTATTCTTCGATCAAGTTTAGGGAGACCATCTTCCTCGTCTCCCGAATCCCCGGTATTTTTAGCACCTTCAATCTTTGAAAGATTTTCTTGCTTATCGAGTTCATCCTGAGCGCGTTTTTTCTGCTCATCAGTGATATCTTTAAGTTCGTCCTCAAGGGTCCGGTCACCCTTAATGATCTCACCTTTCTTAAGTACCCAGAACAGGCTCTGGTAAGAAATAGAACCTTTAATCCAAGCAGTAACGTAAGACAGAACATCAGTGCCACTAAGGTTAGATGGCATGAAATCTTTGTTGATCCCAACATTTACTTTATCTGCCCTCCCTCCGCTCCACCATACCATTGTTCTAATTGCATTAGTAAGATCCCCGGATAGCGAGTCAATCATACCAGCTAATGACGATGTTTCAGAGTTCGACCGAATTGATGCCGCCAACGCAGATTCATCATTGGACGATTTCTCAGGAGCAATAACCCGACTCGCAAGGGTTACAATAATTTCAACAATATTCTGTTTTTCCTCTCGAATCTGGGCAAGACCCGCCCCCGTAAATTCCAGCATACCACATCGGGCCTGGGGATCTTCAAAAGACCATATGGTGGTGGGACCAATGGACTTTGGTTTTTCACTTTCCGGTACACCCGCACACCATGGGGTGGGTATGGCTACAAAGTGTAGACCGTGTTTAAGATCGGCATCTAGCATGTAGTGATGTTTATTTTGCTCGGCAATGGATAACAAGGGTGGGTACTGAACAGTCAACCCGCCATGAACATAAAATGGGATGAAAGTCAAAAATCTTCGTCGACATTTAGGGTATATGTCCTCACCCACTTGCTGCTCATTGTTGTCATATATTCTTTGGCGATAGATATGTTTGCCGCGACGTTCCACCAGATCAAGTACCCTGTATCGATATTGTTCATCGTGGGTAAGATGATCCTCATCCATTACATCGACTATTTCCCGCAGCTTTACGTAAGAAAGAACCTCTACATTGTTAATAGTTTTGGTGTTCCAGTCTAGGATATTAGAATGAGAATAGAGTGAAAGCCTGGGATAGATGTTTTTCTCAATGGCGTTGGCTACCGAAAGTATCTCTCCATTTGTATTGGGGGTATCTACCAGGGTTCCGCATCGCCCAAACTTTAAATAGGCTTTTACCAGATTGCTTACATACTCATCGAGAGTAGACCCTTTTCCATCAACATTAATGGTTTTAAATCCGTCGATATGGACTGATTTGCGCATTACCATGCCGTGGAAAGCTTCCAAAGTACGCTTAGTAAAAGCAACAAATGATGCTCTATTGATGTAGGCAGTGTATTGGGCATCGGTTTGTCCGCCCAATCTAGGTATGTATCGTTCCCCAAGACCATGCATGTATGATTCAGAAGCACAGGAATCCATCATCAACTGCCATGCTTCAGTCATCATATTGTATTGGGGATGGGTGAACGATAAACTCATCATATTAAAAACCCTCAAGCTCCCCTTCAACCAATCGCCATTCTTTGATGGGGTACAATTTTACAATTGGATAGGTTCCAGCGTCTGTAATGTTGTCCAATACTCCATCTTTTACCGGCATTCCATCTGGACCATTTACCTGATGATCCAAAGCCTCAGTATATATCGGACAGAGATCAGTATTTACAAAATATCGTCTTTCCCCGTGCCCATTACAAAACATCGCATTGGTTGACATTACCCTTTCTTTAATAGCAGGGTTTCTGGGGTTTGACTTTACAACAAATCCAGCTTTGCGTAGCAAGGATAGGTCGGATTCGGTGGCGTTGACTGTTTTTCTGGACTTCCCGGTAGAATCCGGGTATACCGTGATCGGGTGTCCAGGCCACTTGTTTTTGATTAAATTGATCGCTTCAGGAGTATCAACAGCGTCTGTGATCTCCCCGATTGCGTGAATTTCTTTGCCGCCTTCCCGCTGAACGTGGGCCACGGTACATCCATGGTCAACGTTAAAGTCCATACCTAAAATTAAGGGTTCTTTTTCCATCGCAAAGATTTCACTATTGTTCTGCTTGCGATCAAAGTCCTTCCAGGTACGATTTGATTCAATATTTACGAACAGCCCAAGCAGGTATGCCTCGATCATAGATAATGGATATTTATCCTTCATTGATGAAATGTAGTCATCGGGCAGGTTTGCTGCGTTTGAATAGGTACTCATCCTGATTAATTCAGAATCTTTCAGTGGGTCCTTTTCAAAATTTTTATACATATACTTAAAACCCTCTGGAGAGGAGATTAAGTACATTTGATTTCGTTTCCCGGCAATCTTCTGCCTCATACGAGACAGGAATTTATCTACTACCAAACTGGCCTGGACTTCAGGAATTACGTCCAATTCGTCCAAGAAACAATCAAGGATCGAGAAACCAATGATCGTTTCCGGTTTGGTCATTGACCTGAAAAATACTTTACCATATCCCGGCACAGATAACACGGAATCGGTCTTGTTTAAACTGTACGGTACCCGCGATTCAAGCAGGAACTCTTCCAACAGGGGGTAAATGATATCCCTGATCAGCCCATAAGTTGGGGCAGAGTATGCCAGATTGCACCCACGGTATCTGAAAAATGTTTCCAATAGACGAAGAGCAATAGTGAAAGTCTTACCCGACCCCAGACCGGCTGCGCAGGCAACATATTTCGCGGGAGAAACGAAGATACGCGATTGCGGTTCCGAGAGTGTTACGTTCACTATTGCTCCTCGCTATCGCCCTGGGAGGAGGGATCTGTTAAAAATACGTGGATCGGATTTACTGGAACCTGGGGCTCAATGGTACTCAAACCATACATCGGGTACTCAAGCTTGGTGAGTTTTTCCCGGATCTTTACCAGATTTGATAAATTATCGATAACGGCAGGGAGAGTCATTTGATTCTCTAGCGATGCCATTTCTACCTGAAATCGAGTTACCACATGCTCGCAGATCTGATGCAGTCTACGAATAGAGGCTTTGCTGGATTTCTCGATATAATCCGAATCCGCTTCTTTTTTATCGTCTTCTTTGGATGCTTCTACTTCAATGCACGAGGCAAGGTTCTTAATGGTAGAGGGTGAAGAAACCCATCCCCTGCTCATGGCCATATCAAGCAGTTCCTCATACGAAACACCGTGTATTCCTAGGGCGAGATCCATCTCTTCCCTGGTTTCAGAGTTCCTGTATATGAGTTCTAAGGCTTGGAAGTCCATATTTAATATTCTGTTTGCTTTTTTTCTTTTTATTTTACCACACTCTGGGCTTTGGGTCAAGTCTGAGCATGCAAATGCAAACGGCAGGGGGCTTAAATTGAGTTACATTATTACTTTTGTAATTTTCCCCTTTGGACCTTTATCTTTATATACGTAGACATCAGATGGAGGAGATTCCGTATCATCGTCCAGGACAGCAGTGAGAGTGTAGTTATTAGTACGGGCAGTGAGTGATGTTGCAAATGTTCCGGATCTGTCGTCGCCGTCAAATGTGGCCACAATGGCATCTCCGCTATAAAGATTGAACTGCTTTACAGTGTCGCCATCAGGGGGGGTGTATTCCCATTCAGCAGTGAGAGTCCTTTCCCAACTCGATAGCGCCGGTACAATGGTCATGAGCAGGGTAAGAGTAATTAAACAAATTAAGTGAATCATTCTCGTCATTTGTAGTCCTCCTGTATGGTTTTTATTTGTGGGTCTATGGAAAGTATTGATTTACATCTATGCACCTGCAGGGGGTCAATGTCCTCCCACCGATGTTTACATATGTTTCGTTGAATGGCTATATTAGTGCTAATTAGCAGGGAACCTGCTATAAGGAAGGCAAACAGAAATATTTTGAACACATCTAGAATCATGGCTCTGAGTTTTCTTTTATTTTACCACGGGCAGGGGGGTCATGTCAAGTTTTTGGATACAAATGCGAATGTTTGGATTTCAATTGACGCGGCCCCATATAAATTTATCAACGGTGTTTTAAATGGACTTTTGTTGATAGTGTTTTAAATAGGTTCTTTTACTAATGATGTTTTAAATAGGTTCTTTTACTAATGTTA